TCCCACGTCTGCTTGTCCAGCTTGGCAATCTCCTCTTCCGTGTATACCTTCCCGGCGTGCCGCCGACACCAGGCCCGTGATTCCTTGATCACGTCCCCATAATAGATGAAGCTGGTCAGCCCGATCTGCTGTGCTTTAAAAACCGTAATTTGAGTTTGAAAATTCCGCACGTTATCGAAGGACATCTGCCGCGCATACGTGGCCATGGGCCGCCCGCGTACGTCCACGTGCCCGGTGAGGGCGCCGCGGATCGTCCGCTTCAGGCTGTTGAATTCGCTCCCGCCCATCAGATGCTCGTACATTGCCCGGCCGATGTTGTCCACGGCCTGGGTCCCCAGGTTCTGGAACTGCGCCAGATTCAGCTTCGAGATCTGCCGGATATACACCTTGTCCACGCCCACGAAGTCCACCGGATCCCCGGTCAGCCCGCCCAGATAGCCGGCCACCCGCTTCACGATCCGGTCCATGTCTCGCTGCACGAACTGCCCGATGGCACCGCCGTACAGCTCATCCACCAGGGCGCCCACCTGAGCGTGCAGCGCCTGCGCCTGCTTCAGGTTCGCGCGGGTGGAGACCAGGCGGCCCTTGTCCCGGTCCAGGTCCTCCACCAGGCTGATCACCCGCTCCTCCAGCTTATTGATCGCGCTGATCAGCGCCAGTTGCTGCTTCCGGGTCAGGCGGTCCAGCCAGGTATCGAACTTCCGGGTGCGGTCCCGGATGCCCCTAAGGCTCTTCCGGCTCCGCTGTCCCCGTTCAGTCCGTTTCGCCATTTTTCAATCCGCCAGGCACGATTCTCTGGCGCTATTCCTCCGGCTCTTCGTCTTCCTCCGGCCGCGGGTTGCCGGGCTCCTGGCCCTCCGGCAGGCCGAAGGCCGCCGGCGTGCGGTCCGCGCTCCGGATCTCGCCTTCGATCACCGCCAGCGTTTCGTCATCCTCGTCCGGCAGCACCGCCTGCGCCACGCGCAGCTCCACCTCCTGCTTGAAAGTGTCCGACCGTACGATGGTCTTCGCCGTGAGCGCGTCCGCCAGATCCTGACTCAGGCTGCTCACATCATAGTCACGGCTCCGCTTGATCTCTGCCTCCGGGATCTGAGCGTCCAGGCCCTGCCACCGCATCCAGAAGTACAGGATCTGGTTTTCAGCCTTCTCCACGTTGACGGCCTTCATCACAATTTTGCTGTTGAGCTGCTGGAACTCCGCGGACAGGGCCGTGCCGCTCTTCGCTACGGTGGCCGTGTCTACCTGCTGGAGGCCGCCCACGTTGGCGATCCGATAGATTTCCCGGCCCTTCTTTTCGATCCCTTCCCAGATCGCGCGTATCACGCCCTCCGCCACCGGCTGCATCCACTCCGGCTTTGCCTCCGGATGATCCGGATCAAATTCGATCACCGCGGTGGGTCCCACCTCATCCTGGGTCTCGCTGCCCTCCTCCATCATCGGGGCCAGCAGCAGCGGGAAGGCGTTGAATCCGATGATCTCGCTGATCTGGCTGAGCTCCCGAATAATGCTCAGGTCGATCCGCCCGATCTCGTGGATGTCCGATACCCCCATGGGCCACCGGCGGCCCCGCAGATTGTGCATTACCACGAACGGGATTTCCTTCAGCGGGTTCTCCTGCTCTTCGATCAGCACGGCCTCCGCTTCCTCCGGGGCGTCTACCTCCGGCTCTTCCCAAAGCTGCCAGCGGTCCTGCCACCAGAGCCGGTACCCACCATCGTCATCCCGCAGCTTCAGGTACACCAGCCGGGGGCGCCCGGTCTGGTCCCGCTTGTATTGCCAGTCCAGGATGCTGGGCGGGTGGTACGCGCTCAGGTACGGATAGATGCCCAGGTTCCGCTCCTCCGCCCTGGTCCCCAGTTGCAGGTTCGGCTTGTCCACCAGGAAGCCCACGTGGCCCATTACGCTGGCCCACCGGGCCTGGTCCGCCAGGAAGTCCGGGAAGCTGTCCCCATAGTGATTGCAGTCGTCCATGAAGGCCTGCCACGCCTCATCGGCGGACATCGCCGGCGGCAGGATCCGCGCCGGCTCCTTCTTGAAGAGGTAGAAGTTCACCAGGTCCACCACGGCGCGGCTGTAGTTCAGCCCGAAAAGCTCCGTCATGCGCCGCAGGAAGGCCGCGTCCTCTTCGCGCTCGTGCTGCTTCACCACGCCGATCTCCACAAGCTGGCGCACGCCTTCGTATACCGCGGTGAGGAACGTCCATTCCATCCATTCGTTCGCGTAATCCTCATGGGCAGCCCGGAGATCCTTCACCAGGTAGATGTCCGCCGGGGTAATGTCGCCGATCTGGAGCTCTGGCTGATTTGGAACCACAAAAGAAGCCATAACTATTTATCCTTCCCAGGGTTATGAAACATCCCATCCTGCTGAGCGTGTAGTGTGACATGGCAATTTTGACACAATACCACACAACTGGACAGCTCCTCCAGCAACCATTTCCAGGCTCGGCACGGTGAGATACGACCGCGCTTTTCTCCCACATGGTGAAAAACCAGTGCCGCGGGATGTCCCACGTAGCCACATTCTGTACAGCCTTCAAGCTGCCGCAAATGGGCCAGCACACGTGCTCGCTGATTCAAAAGTCCACGTGATCGAGCTTCAGCCATCCGCTTTCGGCTTCGTGCCCGTTCATGATCCTTGTTGCGCTCGTTCCAGGCGTTCCAGTTACGCCGCTTCCGCGCTCGCTCCTGGACTGCATATTCTGGATCTGTGGCCATACGGGCCTTTCGTTTCTGGTGCTGTCGCTGATTTTTTGTCATCTACAGCTCACACATGTGAGTTTGTCCGGCTGGTCTGCCCATCGCCGGACGGTGCGTCCGCACTTCCCACACGTGGCTGGCGTCCGGTGCAGTGGCACGCGGCGCCCGTTTGTGTCCTTCCGAACACGTCTCATTACCTGGCCGCAAGTCTTGATGCGTGTCTTCGTCACCAGTTTTGCTTCCTCAGTCCACGGACATAGCGTTTCTTGATCGGGAATTCCTGTGCAATGTAATAGCCCAGGGCGTCCGAAATGTGGGTCAGCTTGATGTTGCTCTTGTCAATCTCACCCGTCCCGCCCTTGACCAGGCACACGCCCTCCAGGTCCTTCACCAGCTTCGGCGCCCGCCGGGGGTCCACCATCAGGCGCACGTCCCCGCTCAGGCTCTTACACCGGCTGTTCACGGCGTTCACGCGGTCCCGCTCGAAGGGGTTCGACTTCTGAACCCTGAAACTGATCCGCTCCACGCCGAAGTGCGCCCGCAGGCGCCGCTTCACCAGCTCCCACTCTGACCCCAGGATCTTAGCCGCCCCGCGGCTTCCGCCCGTGGCGTCCCCGTAGATGGCGATCCGGCCGTTGTGGTTGCCCCAGTCCGCGATGAGTTTGTCACAAACGCTCAGCACGTTCCCGCCCCGCGGGATGTGCACCTCACCGATCACGGCGGTGCCCACCGGCTTCCCCTTCAGCGGTAGCGGGAGCTCCTGAAGAACCACCGCCACTGCCGGCTCCACGTTGAAGTCAAAGCAGAAGCACAGCAGACCCCGCGGAGCGTAGCCCAGCGCCTGCTGGTGCGCGTCCCCGAACTGGTAGTACGCACGCCCCGTGTAGTGCTCGAAGCTGCCGAGGTACTCCTGGGCGTAGGTGATCGGATCGTATTCCCGCCTGGCGCGCTCGATCTCCTTCTGGCCCGCTTCCCCGGCGTACAGGGGCAGCACCTCTTCGGTAGTCCAATGGAACGTCTGCCACTCCGGCTTCACGCCCGCGGCCGCGGCCTCCAAGTATAAAGCCTTGGCATCCTTATACTTATCGTAGTAGTGGTTCCGCCCCTCCGGGACACCGATCAGATCCAGCCAGCCACCACGGTCCGAAAGACTCGGCATCAGGTGCGCCTCCAGGGTGTCCTCCTTCATGTTGCCGTACTCATCCAGCACGAACCCGTCAAAGGGCGTCCCCTCCACGCGCTCCGCCTTGTCCAGCCCGTACAGATTGATCCGCGCCCCGTTCACCAGCCGGATCTCCATGCGCGTCTCGTTCGGCACCCCGTACAGGAACCGCGTGGGGATCATTGCCTTGATGTCGTCCCAGTAGATCGCACGCACCTGCGCGTACGTGGGCGCCCCGATCCCGAACCGCGGATCCTGGTACTCCCGGTAATACGGCCCCGGGATGTGCGCGGACAGCGCCCGCATGACGATGCGCCGCTTCGCCACCTCCGTTTTCCCGCTCCGGCGCCCCGCGGGCACCACGATGAAGCGGGTCTCACAGTGCATGTACCCAGACTGGCCGGCGTGGTACTCCAGGGGGTACCAGCGCCGGGTCAGCTGCCCTGGCTCAATCAGGGACATTTACCGTCCTCAGTGCGTTCTCAGCGAAGGCCCGCAGGTCCTCCGCCATCTTCTCCAGGGTGTCCTGGCCGAACAGGTGACTGGCCGCCAGCGTCTGGTGCTGCACTTCCAGCGCCCCGATCAGCTTGACCCACTGCTGTATCTCTCGCCGGTAGTCCCGCTTCCGGCGCAACATCTTCCGTACTTCCTCGTCCCCCTCTTCCTTCTTCGTCTGCGTGAATTCGTAGCCGTCCAGCTCCAGGTGCTTGAAGAGCTCCGCGGGGATCTCCACCGCGTCCGGGTCCTCCCGGAATCCCCCCAGGTGCTCCATGACGGTTTCGTAATTCTTCTGCGCCAGGACCGCCCGGCGGAGCTGTACCCGCAGCAGGATCAGCTCTTCCTCCAGGGTTCCGGTCTTGCAGGCGCCGTACACGTCCTCCTCCCACGGGAAGAGCATGCCCGTGTACAGGCCCCGGGCCAGGCTTTTCTCCGCCCGCTTTATGTGCGTGGCCGGCTTGTTCGGCGTTGTGGCGCCACCGTGCCGCCGGCAACGTCCGCCCGCCCCGTTCCCCGGGGCATTGCACGTCCCCCCGTTCCGCAGCTTCGCGCCACATCGGGGCCATTCCTTCCGTTTTTTACCCATTTTTCTATCCTTTCCTGTCCAGGTAAGGATTTTCAGGGGCTGAAGCCCCGGCGGTGCCGGACATTCGCCGGCTGTTGTCCCCGGACGCCGGAGCCCTCCGCCCGAACGCTGTCATATATCCCCGTTCGGTGACAGCACCGCCCGGACCGCGGCCTGGAGCGGCTCGTGGTTCCCGATGTGCCCGCGGTTCCCCACCAGGTCCTCCCGCATGTAGCCCTGGGCGTCCGCGTACCCCGGGACGACATTCACAAACCGGAATCCGTGCTCCGGCGCCAGCCGGGCCAGCTCCCCGT